TCTTTAACTGTGATCTTGAAGAATGCCAAGCTAGCGCCTGGATTATAGATACCACCGTCTGTAGTACCAACTGAACCGTTTACACGAGTAACCATTTTAAATCTCCTAAAATTTTGTCGAAGAACTAATTCTTCTTACTTTTATTTATCCTTTTTAGGTCCAAATAGGTGATAACCAAGCTTATATCCGGCCATTAAGCCAGCTGCTGGTGCTATTGCCTTAACTAGACTATGACTTGCAGGACGCTCCTTGTAGCCTATATTAGCTATTTCTGCATCTTGCCCGCCTTGGATCTCGTAGCCTTTGTTCCTGCCCAAGTCTTCTAAGAATACGGCAAGCTCACTACGCTTTGCGAATTTTTTATAATTTCGCATTAGATTGTCAACTACTAAACTTCGTTGCATTGTATTAAGACCTGCCCAATCTTGAACAAGTCGTCTTAATGACTTTAATTTACTATCTGTAATATTGAATTGCTTTTCCATACGCAATAACAATACACTAGCATCCTCATGCGATATCCTCGAGTCTGCCATTAAATCTAAATAACGCTTTACTGTTGGTAAGCTAATTTTTAATTTGCTTCTTAGTATAGCATCTGCTTCTGGATTCTGTGCAATCTTACTGCTAAAAATACTTGTAGTATCACTTAAAATGTTCATACTAACATATAAGTCTGTGCCACTTAGTCTTGCTTTTGCAAAATTCCTAAAGCTCATTGTTTTATCAGCATAAGTTGCCGCAACAGGAGCAGTTTCGTATTCATTGTAAAGAACATACAATGTTAGCATGTCCATGAAAGCAAAGTCAGTTACATTTCGTAGGTTTAGGTTACCAACGCCACCTGCTCTGTATTGGCGGCTTTCAACTAATAAATCCCAACCTTGTAAATCTTCAAATTGTTCCATGTTTAGCTTCTTTAATTTGTTTAATGCCTCTACGGAATTTACTGTCGTCACCCGTTCTTAAACTGTTGAATAATCTCTTTAAAAGATCATCTCTTTGGTCAGACGGGAAGTTTTCCTGTATATATTCAACAAGGTATTTTGTACTTGCAATGACATTAATGGCTTTGTTTTCGACAAAACTTTCCCTGTCTCTCTGCGGTACAATATTGGTTATTTCTTCTAATATTGATCTTGTCTGCTTTCGCACAATGAAATTCCTTATCAGATATTTATCCAGATAAATAACTTACAACGGAGTAATTTATGACATTTAGTAGCACACGCTTTGATATGGGTTCTGTAATGAACAAACTACGAGCCATCGTAGAAACAGATGGAACCGAAGATCAAGCAATCCAAGCACAAGCAAAATCAGCTTATCATGATCCTGGTATGGAAACTGGCGGGCAAGAAATTGACCACGCTAGCTTTAGCAGAACTATGCAGCGTTTGGCGGCTATTAAGGATGCAGTTAGCGAAGAACATTACGATGCTCTTAAGTCTGGCGTCCGTGCTATGTACATGAACCGTAGACCAAACCTACAGCAAATGTCTGCTTTGATGGATTTATTAGAAACAATGTTAAGTTATATCGCACAAGACACAACATTGTTCCAACGCTTAAAAACTGACTTGAGCAAAGATAAACAACAGGCTCAACAAGCCACAGCACAAGCAAATCAGGAGATTGGAGCACCGAGTACAGTAACTGAACCTCCTGCTCAACAACCTCCTTCAACTATGCGTGATCTTAAATAATTAGCCCTTCTTAAGAATACTAGCTAATTTACTACTAGAGTCCATTGTTCTTATTGCAACTTTGGGCTCTTCTTTTTTATCCCTTAACTGTGCCATTGGCTTATCCCAAGCATGTGTTCCGCCTTGCGGTGGCTTTTCCCATGCTGGTGTCCCTGTTGCTCTTTCCCAACCCGAACTAGGTGTTTGTCCCTGTGTGCCTGACATTTCACTTTGGCGCTTTAACTTGTTATGTAACACATCAACTGTAGTAGGAGCCGGTTCTGCGTCTTCATCTAGATCACCGATCCTTAAACTTGTTGTATCAAAAAATAATTCCACTTTTGTACCAACTGCACTTGAACTACGAGTTTTCATGAATTGAATTTGTACTCGTTGACGTTCACGCATTGTAATACTGTTAAAGATACCAATCACATTATCCGCAGTTTGAATTTTAGACAAACCACCACTAATGTGACTATGGTCAAATTCAACACTTTCCACAGCACCTCGGTTCAACTGCGATGCTGTACAGAACAAATACTGTCCTTGTGTTGCCATAGCCCGCAATTCTTCGGATACTAACTTATCTTTAATAAACAAATCAGCAACACTAATCTTTTGACCTGCTGGCATCATCAGATCCAAATAATCAACAATAACAAAGTCAATCTTCTTATTGGTTTGAATTTGGAATTCTTTTAACCAACTCTTAAGATCGTTAACTGTAATACCTGCGGTTAACTGAACGATTTGAATCTTACCGGATTCTTTACCTTTCATACTAACCTTCATTACAACTTCATCAATGTTCCTATAAATTTCTTTTGATTCGACTCCAGTTACCATAGAGTCCATACGCTTGGAACACAAACCTTCACTAAGTTCAAGACTAAAGTAAACACCATTAAGCCCTAAGTAGCTCCAGTTCAATGCTAAGTTCTGCAAGAACAACGATTTGCCTGCTCCGGAGCCTCCTGCAAAGATATTCAGTTCACCTCGATTAAATCCGCCGTATAATGCTTTATCGATGCTTGCCCAGCCAGTACTTGTACCGCCGTTCTTATTTTTCAAATCCATTAAACGACCCATGGGGTCCGCATAATAGTCTGTACCGAAACTCTTTGGCAAACCAATACTACTTGCATCCTTGATTAGACGTTCAACTTCGCCGTAGCGTTGTTTATCTAATAAGTCAGCACTGGTTAGAATAGCTTTTTCCAATGCCTTATGTCTTGCGAACTGTTCGAACTCGCTCAAGAACCATTCTTTGTGTGCGCTTGCTTCACCTGGCACCTGCTTTAGTTCTGTACCTGTTGTTGCTTTGATTTGATCAGATGTAGGACAATCGCTATACTTGTTTGCATAGTCTTTGATAAACTTAGCAGTCTCTTGTAAACTGCGGGCAAAGTATGTATGATCCAATACATTCTGACAGCGACTTAATAGTTCCTTGTCGCTAACAAGAAACTCTAAAAACAACTTTTGTAAATCTACACTATACTCTTTTATTTCTTCACTCACTGGCAATATCTCTTTCCCATTAATCTAATTTTTGTCGGACTATGTTCTGCCGCTTGCAATATACTGTATATCGCAAATAGTCGTCCATATTTTTTTACTGCATCACTGGCATCTTTACAGCCTTCCCATTCGGGAAAACTAACACTCCATCCAAAGTCTGCTGCTCGCTCAACTAACACTCTACTCGACTTATCAGCATCAGGCAACAGTATAGGTTCTATATTTAAGTCTTCTATCAACTGAACTTGGTGGTCACTGAGGTTATTACTGCCCAATGACAATCCGCTTGTTAGTAATGCATCAAACTCGCCTTCGGTCACAATAACATATTGTCTTTGCTCTCGTTGATTGTCTAAACCATATACATAATCAGCTGGGGCATTTTTGTAATACTTTGCTAGCTTTTCAGGAACCTCACCTACATATCTACTTTGAAATCCAACTATTCGATTTTCATAAGTTAGCGGTAAGATAACTCTGTTGTTAAGACCTGCATAGCCTTCGTCAGTCTCGAGCCAAACTGCTAAGTCATGTATTTGTCTATCCTGTAAGTATTGTATCTTAACAGGATCTTGCAAAGGTCTGACATCAAACGAAAAATTAAAATCAGGCCATGTCGGGGTCCAAGTCGGCTCCGGCTCCCTGTGTACTAAATTTTCAACATCTGCTTGGCTTAATAATTCTAGGTTTAATCGCTGTACTTCTGCTTCGTCAAAATTTAATTGACGGAGAAGTTTACGCATTTTAAAACTCAGTGTTCTACCTGGAACCCAGCTTGTTTTAAACCCGCAATTGAAACAGTGATAGCTAACTGCACCGTCGGGATTAAACATCATGCCCCCGCGGTGTTTTGTATCTGGTCTACTTTGCCCATTTACAACACACATCGGGCAGTTGAAACTAACCCAACCTTTAGGGCTAGGGCGTCCTGTAATTCTGCTTCGTAATAATGATTGTAAGGCTGACATAGCCTTGTTAGTTTAACTTCTGTAAATGACTTTGTCAACTGTTCCGGTATTATCGCTGTCCGGAGTATACACAATTTTTACCCAACGGGCATCGGCAATAAAGTTCCAACCTTCTACTGTACTATCTGGCCAACGATCATCGGTACGAATACTGTACACATATGGTGGTTTGAAAGTAATTTCTTTAGCATCGTTAACAAATTTAACTGGGAAATAATTGCCACCACTATCGTATTCCATGCTTACCAATGCAGATATTTTACCCTTAAAATCACTAACTTTAATTTGGATAGTATGGAAACTGCTACTATCATTCTTTTGCAAGTTGCTTGCAATCGGTTGGCTAACCCAAGTATTACCTAATTGAGTGAATACACATTCTACACTTGGGATATATTTTGGATAAGCTCCATCTAATATCTCAATCTCCATTGTAGCTCTGCGGTTGTTATCAGAGTATAGGCTTTTGGCAATACCATCGCCATCATAGATAATAGCACTTAGTTGATATAAGCCTGGATCTAGATCAATTAAATCACTGCTAAACACAGTGAATTCGCAGAAACCAGATTCTGGCTCTACTAATGTTGCCCTGCGCTGTACAACTAGCTCACCTGTACGAACTTGCATGATATTAACAACAATGGTTTTATCAAGTAAGTTTACCGGCTTACGGTCTTGGTTTTTAATGTCAAAACCTAATGTGCTATCGACACCTTTATAAATGGTTTTTCGTGTTGTATTAAAGGGCATATTCTGTGTCCTGCTATATCCATCGGCATACATCAATATGCTACGCTGCGGGTACTGTAAAAATGTGAATGTATCGCTCATGCTTATATTTATTTAATTTGATTGGTATAAATATAACCGATGGCAGACTATAAAGAAATATTAGAAAAGTTTCCGTTTTTAAGTTTATGTAAGATAGGCGAGGAAGAAGTAATAGGAATTATCCAAAATTACACCACAACCATCGCCAGTATCTATGTTTATAATGTATTAAACACAACTGAACATAAGCAGGAATTCTTAGAATGTGGGGAAGAATGGTGGTGGAATAGTAACCGCACCTATCCTATCAACTTGATTATTGGACCGAGATTTAAGCAATTTAGCTATTGTCTAAAGACCTATAACATAAAAGACTTTGAAATCTTACACGGAGAACCCGTAAGCTTGCAGAACATTATTACCAAACGAATTAAACGCCGTCAAATTCAACTGGTTCAAAAGCTATAACTTAGCTTATTCATCTGCAATACAATAGCCATAGCATACCCAATTGCATGGGACTTTTTGAAGCTGTAAACATCATCGGTTTTAGTCCAAACTTCACTGGCTATTTTATCCCAACTCTGCCCAATTAAATGCTTTTTGCCTGGTCGAATTGCTGCCAGCACCATAGCTAACTGCTCAACACTTCTTGGGCGCATCTTAATCACAGTATCTGCATGATTATGTATATGAAACAACTGTTCAATGATTTCCCTGTGCTCTAACAGTTCCCATATCGGTTCTTTCTCTAGCAATTTATCAATCTGTTCATTGCTTTCAAAGTCGGCATAGATACCTACATTAAGTAAGTCGATCTTGAACCAACCTTTATCTTCTGCTTGCTTGTAATCTATTGTAGCAAGCCCTGTGAAAGGATTTACGGGAACCGAATGAAAGTACACACCTGTATTGTGTTTCTTTTCCTTATCCCCGTCTTTAATCATTGCACCCACATGGTCTATAAATGCAAGGATCTGCTCCCTATTAGCGAAGTCGATATCGACATCAGTACTCACGGCGAGGAGTCCTATTAACTTTGCTGGCTTTGCTATCTGTAGATGCAAGTCTTTGTTCTAGAATAGCTACTTTTTTCAGTAAGCGTTGAAATGCTTCTGCTGTAGGCATTGCAACTCTTTCACCGTCTATATCAAACTCTGCCATTCCATTCATTAGTTGGAATGTAGTTTTGTTCTGATTTTTACTTTGAAGAAGTCGAGGAACTTTTCGATTTTGGTTGTATTGATTCATTTGATCTCCGCTTGGTTAAAAACTTGCTGTACCCAATCAGCATCTTGCTGATGTCTCTTTACCTTAACTCGCCAACTAGTTGGCTCTATATAATCAATCAATTGCTGGACTTGTCCTGGTTCAAATCTATCGATTAATCTGCTACCTTGGTCGGTTGCAAATGTACACCACGGACTAATCCTACCCATTCTAATATCTTGCACAGCTTCTGGGGTACTAACTTTTTGGAAATACTCTTCCCAACTGTTACCAGTTTTTTCTCCCCATGCTTTCATATTTAACACACTGCGCTCGATTGCTCGTTCTACTGTTTCCTTTTTCGTACGGTCTTTTACATAAGTTTCATAAACAACTGCCTCTGTCCATTTATGCATTGGCACACTATTCATAATAACAAACTTAACAAACCCTTCGGGTGCATCTAACCCTAAATCAATAATGTGTTTTGCTAGCTTCATAAAGCCAGTAAAATATCTATTGTTAGCAAAGTCCTCATAAGTCTTTTCGTGCTTAACATTGGCGATTGTTAGCTTCCTGAACAATAACCAACTTTGATATGCTATTCGATTTTGTTTCTCATCCTTGGCTAAGACTCTGCGCTTTTGTTCACACAAGTGTCTTATCAAAGTAGATTCTTTAGCAAAATCTTTCCCGCAGTACTTGCATTTATAAGTCATTTGCACTAGATATAATGTCTTTGTCTTTTACTTGATGTTGTTCTAATAAGTCCCTTGCTTGTTCTTTTGTAAACAAACCAAAGAACATGTCTAACTCTTGGTCATTTAAATGTGGATACTGGTCATGTAACCATTGCTTAAATGCATTAGACTTTTTCTTCTTACCTTTGCCAGGAGCAACATATGGATGCTTGATGCTCTTACCAATACCTACCATACTCATTAACTTCCAGGTCATGTCAGGATCTTTAATGGTACTAAAGTCTACATTAACCAACTCGTTTGTCATAATTAGATAATGTTCAATAATTTCTTGGTTGGCGCTTTCTGCACTGCTCAGATAACGCATAACTAGCCAAGGACTAAAACCTTTGCGTTCTTCTTCAGTTAGTGATTCTAAAAATTCCTTGTTCCTAGTATCTGCCGCTGGCAATACTTTTCGAAACATATCTAACAACGGTGCTTTACTCATAAGCTATTATACTGCCTTTCATATGATAAGTCAAAGTTATTACTACCCATCCAATTAATTGAAAAATTTCCCGGCTAACAACACTAAAATTTTCATAGCATTTTTTCAATAGCAAGAACTTCAGGAAGCTTATTTGTTTCTTTTACAAAGTATGCACAGAGAGGTTTGTCGCCATCTGTTAGTGGCACTGCTAGAATATGTCCATGTTTTAGTTTAGGAGTAAACCAGCGGATATCTTGATAAACATTAACAATTTCTAATGGCAAGAAGTCCATCTTAAAACTGCTAATAGGATTGAGTACAAATGCACTAAAGCCTCTATCGTTGATATTCATAATAGGAACAATTTCAGGGTCACCGTGTTCTTTTTCTCCGATGATAACATACCAATCAAGCGGTACTTGGATAACATGCTCGCCTATTTTTAATACGGCTGCTGGTGCATGGAATGTTTCCATGAAAATTAGCGGGACGAAATGATAGTCTACATTTTTAGGATCGTTCCAATCTAGTACAGCGTACCTTAAATCCTCAACTTCATCCGGCAATTGATTGAGTTCAAATGCTTCGTTGTTAACTGTTAATATTTTCATTAGAATTTTACTTTCTGTACTTGGAAGGGATAGCCCGCTTCGTCGTAGTATTTTTTGCGTGTTGCCATGTGGCGTTTGCTGAATTTTGCGCTACTTGTTATGTCCCAAATCTCTACATGATCTTTGTCTTCGGCTTTTCGAATACCTCGTCCAATAGACTGTATAACTCGTACAAAGCTTTTGCCGGGCTCAATAAGAACCAGATTAAAAATACGAGGAATATTAATACCCACAGCGGCCACACCGTAAGTCGCCACAATAATCTTGTTATCAGCAGTTTTAACTTCATCATACTGTTCCTTACGGTCATTTGTTTTCATCGCGCCGCTTACAAAACTACTGTCCGGCAAACGCTCTACTAACATCTCTCCGCATTTAACTCTATCTACTAACACTAGCGTATTTCCAGTATCGCTTAGGTTTTTAATAAAGGCAGCTATATGGTCGATTCGATTTTTATTTGTTGTTAAGTATGTTAGCTCTTCTTGATAGTTCTTGTACTCTACAGTATCTTGGAACTGCATTATGTTTACTTGGCATGCGGCTAACACTCCTAAGTCTTGCAGGTCTTTGGCTGCAATCTTATTTATTACAGGACCTAATGTAGAAGTTAAAGTTACTTTATCGGAATCTTCTTTAGGAATCGTTCCTGTTAATCCCCAACGGATAGGAACATTAGCGAAAGGACCAGTTAATAACTGTTTAAGAACATCTGCTTTTGCTTGGTGAACTTCGTCTACTACTAGTGCAACAACACCTTCTGCAAAGTCTTCTAAACTTACAGGACTTTCTCCGTCCTTGAATCTCTTCTGTAAACTATTTAAACTTTGCCATGTGCAAATTGTGTGAGTATGTCCTAGTTCTTTTCTATCACCAAAGTAAACGCCGGTATCTAAACCTAACAACACATAATCTTCTGCTGTTTGTTTAACTAAGTCTTTATTAGGAACAATAACAATGCTTCGTCCATACTGCTCTACACTTTTACTTAATGTAGCAGTCATAACCGTCTTGCCAGCGCCAGTAGCAATTTCCTGAACACATTGTAAGTTGTTCAAGAATTCGTTAACTGCATTGACTTGATAGTCACGAAGCATAACAGGCTCCCCTGCTTTAGGATGCCCTTTAGGCCAAATAGTTTGAGCATGTGTTTCTTCAGTGACCGGAGAAAACACAAAATTGTGTAAAGGACGATGATCCTCAATTTCAATAGAATAGCCTTCATCCACTATAGTGGGAAGAATTTGATCTAATAGATTAAAGTAACTTGCTCCGCCTAACGAGAAGAAACTAACGCAACCATCCCAACGACCTAATTTATAAGCTGGGCTATGATAAGCCCATGGTTGAAAATACTTAAATTGCTTTTCTAGTTTTCGACGGGTACTAACTTCTAATCCAGAAATTTTGATATTGACTTCGTCCTTGATATGTATTGTACAAGATGTCATAGGCATAGTGTAACATCTTTTACAATAAGAAAGCAACCTTTATTGGTTATCCGGCCAATCTCTATATAATGCGTGTTGGATGTTACCAGCAACGAATTGATTAAAGCTTTGATGCTTTGCTTCAAGCTCTCCTTCTTTAGGAACAACTCGTTTGAAAGCAGAATCCATTTGGCCCATATCTTTGAATTCCATCATAATATGCCACTCTGGAATATCCATGCTACGGAATCCCATCTTACATCTAGTGATACGAAAGCTTTCCATTTTACTTTCGTTCACCAAGTGTTGCAAAAATCCTTGCATGTTTTTAACCCAGTCGGTATCAGTTATACCTTCTGTCTTGTCACACCAAATATGATATATGTCCATAATTACCTATTCTTTTGCCACTCTGTAAACCTATTCGCAAAATCATCTATTTGTATAAAAGGAACTATTCCTTTTCCATATGCTCCGCGGTCAGGGAAATAATCAACTAATTCACCTTGACGACGAATGTCTAGCGTTAAACAATGTAAACCACCATCCCAGAATGTTCTTGCTCTAAACGGAACGACATGCGGGGTAATACCATTACGCTCAAACTCCTTAAACAGTTCTTCATGTTCACCTAAACACATTATGTTCTTTTCATCTAACATAACTGTATTGACTTCAAAATAAGTCTCGGTGTAATCACCGATCCAATCAAGACAATAATTTTCTAAGTAAGAGTTGAAATGCGGGCTAATAAATTTACCATCATCGGCTATATGCCACTTCTTCCAACCAGCACTTGAACCCGACTTGTTCACAAATCTAGATTTAGCATAGGTGGGTTCTCGTAAGTTAATTCGTTTCCAACCTGGGAAAAATACATCATAGTCGGAAAAGTATTCTGTACATAATAATAATTCTGGTTTAGGAGTCGCAAAGCATCCATCTGAGTGTCCGCCATTCATTGTAAAATGAATACGGTAGTTATCACCAAACTCGTCTATTAAATGTTGTAATCGTTTGAAATAATGTTCATCGGGCTCAGTAGTATATAAGTGGTCGAATATAATATCACGACCTATACGAGCAATATTTGCTGACATTAGATGTTTTTCTAACTCGTTTGTGATGATGACTTTATCTTTGTCGTAATTAGTAACAACATCTTCCCATGGATTCTTGCCTCCGTAATTCAAATACAAAGTATCCCCGATAACACAACCTTCATCACGCGGTGTAATCGGTGGTTTGCTTAACTTGTTTACACCAGGAATTATGTAATTTTCTTTTTCCTTGAATGTAGGACGTCTAACTGTTACACCAAACTCTTCGAATTTTTTTTGAATGATGTTTAAGTCTTCTTTTGTTATCTCAGTTAGCTTGTAAAAAGCATCTTTGACTTCGGGATCTAAATCATCATAAAAGTGTTCGGGCCAAACATCGCCTAACCAAATTTCTTCTAACTTGTCCCAACTATTGTGTGATGATATCTTTGTCATGTGTTTATCCCTATAAATAATGTATGCAGATAATATTTAGCAACGAGTTCGGTTGCCACAGCAAGAGCGAGCTAATATTAAATTACCCGGAGTTAATCAATGTCAAGGAAGATGAATACAACCTTGCATTGGAACAAGGCTGGTTGCTTTCAATTAAAGATGATGCACCTAAGTGGTATCAAAGTAGAAGTACAAGAACCAAACTGTCAAAAACAAACTACGAGTTCAATGATGCGTTTGTAATCTTTAATAATAAACCAACTGAACAATTGGATCAAATATACAATGCTTACTGTGCTCATAAGCATTACAACAAGTATTTTGAAGTTGGGCAGTTCTTAGAATCCGATATAGTATTAGGTTACTATGCTAACAATGAGCTGACTGCGTGGACCAAATTACGACATTACAATAAGCAAAATGTCGAAAGTGTGCTTTTTGTTTGGGATTACAAAGATCCGCAGAGCCATTTAGGTATTAAAAGTCTTCGTGCTGAAATAGCATGGGCTAAACAACAAGGATACGAATACTTTTATATGGGTCCGGGATATGAGAAGAATAGCATCTACAAGTCAGATGTAGATGGCTTTGAATGGTGGACCGGAAAAGAATGGAGCCAGGATATAGAACAATATCGCTGGCTCTGTAAAAGAGATAGTGTAGTTGCTAGTTGTCACCAAATACATACTGCTCTCGCCACCCTACAACAAGATCGTAGTATTCTTTAGTCCAAGAATCATAATATCCTTTCTCTTTCAACTCTGCACTAGCATCATTTACTTTGCTAAAGCGTTGAAACAAAACTAAGATATAAATGCCTTGATTCATAACCACATCGTTGACAACCTCCGGATCATCGGGATGATCTTCTAATACTAAAATGTCTTTAGGTAAGGAATAAGTTTTGTTTAACGTCATCACTTTTTCAGAAAGGTCTTCTGGTGTAAACTTATCTATATCATATACACAAGCAACAACATCGTATTTGTCATCCCAAGTGTCAACAATTTCCTTAGAATCTTTATCAAAGTCTGTACCTTCTATAATGTTTAGTCGTCCTGCCATACGGGCTTGCCGGGCAAACGGACAAGGAGGCCACCCATTTAACTTGGGGTTAGTCTTTTCTACAAAATTTTCGACCCAGTTCAATACAGATTGTTTTGCTTCTTCAAAGTTCATATTTTAATGTAAGGTCTTTATATATAACAAGATCATCTGGCCAATAGTTATGCAAATGAAATTGCGGGTAGTGATTGTACCCACCTGGAGGGCCTCCTGAATTTTTCATTTGTACATAGAAGATAGGCTTACCTATTTTGCCTTCTACTTCGCTTGGCTTTGCACATCTTAAAACTGTACCTCGCGGCATTGTAATCCATGTGCAATGTTTCTCTATGTAATCAACAAACTTGTTAAGGTCGATTACTTGCATGCCGCCCTTTTTCTTATTAGCCCAGACTAGATAAGGTGCTGGGTTATTACCGTCTAAGGTCTGTAATAAAAGAACTGCTATCTTGCGTTTATTGTCGTTGAACCACTGTTCAACTTCATGCCAGTCTTTTATGTTCTTACTTTTAATGCGTCTGTACTTGAGTTCTTCTGCGTCAAGGTTTAGACCAGTAGACCAAGTTGCCCATTGTTCTAGATCGTTAGTTCCAAAAAACTTATCTAGCTTTTCGTAAACACTGTCGGGCATTGCTAGTTGACTGGCAAAACTTTTTAATGTAGGGAGATGTACTTGTGTGTTACTAATAGAAGCGAACTTCACGCTGATGTGTGTACGCTCTTCTCCTTTGATCCCGATCAAGTCTCCTTTAGTATCTGTACTACCGTCAGAATCCATCGAATCAAAGTTAAAAAGTTTTGCTACAGTTTCTTTTAAGACATTATTCTTTTCAAAATTTCTGCCTTCCCAATATTCATTACTTGCCATACCGCAAGTATAACTTAACTATCGGGTTATGTCAACTGAGTTTCTTCAAACCATTCTAAAAAGTCTTCACAATTGTTCATTGTTAGAGGAACAAACTCTTGCGGTGCTTCTTTTATTTTAATGAAGTGTTCTGTTTTGAGTTCTTCGATAAAATCCAAAATTTCTTGCTTATCAATATCACTCATCCATTCACTTAGCCCTGCTTCGGCACTTGCAATCTTATGTTTAAATTGCTGTTTGATTTTCTTTTCAGCTTCTTTAACATCGATATCTTCTCCGATCCAAAGGCAAATAAATTCCTCTGTATAAACAGGACCAACTGCTTGTTGATATGCCGCAAGACGAGTGCGAACTTTGTCCAGTGCGGCAATACCAATCTTAAAGTCCCGGGGCTTTTTGACGCCTGGGCACTTGCGAAGATAAAGAGTATATGGTCTCATTTTACAGGATATGAAGCTTCTGGTTGGCTCAGCTTATGCTTGCTACCATGCTTCATATAAGTCAGTACCAAACCGCTAGTAACCACAACCGGGTGAGCACCAAGACTACCAAAGTGGTCTTCGAACTGTTCTTTCAAACGAGTATGAACCTTTTCACTTTGTCCATATACCTTCTTCAGGATGTTACCAAATTCAGTGTCAAATGTTGAAGGCAACATTTTACCAGTTTGCAATTCAGTTTGTTGATACAGTCGAGCCATAGCCAACATCATAATACCACGAACTTCTTCTTTAGGCCATGTGTCACGATGAAACTTCAAACTACGAGCAAGGTAGATACCTTTAATGCCACTGCTAGCTTGCACAAGATCATATGAACCATACAAGTGTTCAATGTGACTGATATCACCTGCTTTAGTTGATGCTCGTTTAACTTGACAGTTGTTAGCATCAACAATTCGTTGAACTGTTACTGCTTCTGATTCGCCGCATTCCACACTAATCATATGAGCGTCATAGTTGCTAACAGGACGCTTATTCTTCTTGTTAATGGTAAGGAAGCTACGACCGGCTTTCAAGATGAGAATCTTTTCAGCTTCTGTAATGCTATGTTCGTCATCGATTTCTGCTTCGGTATACCAAACAGGGATATGAGTCCAACCCATTCGTTCGCAAACTCGTGTAGTGTGATGCCCGTCCCATAGCAAATATTTTCCAGTCTTAGGATCTTTAATTGCACAAGGAACGATAATCATATCGGGTTGAAAATCTACCTCAATCTTTTCCACATGGTTAGGAGCAACATCTCGTTGGAAACGAGGATCAACACCGACATCATCCATCGGTGCCCAAGCAAATTGTGGCACACCTAGGTTGCGTGGATCAATGCTACAACGAGGAATAGCACTAGGGCCGAGTACTGCTGAAACTGCATCGCCGATATCCTTGTTGGGAATAATGCCGTTGTTATAGTTACGAGCCATTGTGCGGAGATCAATTGCCGCATCTTCAACATCAAACTGAACAGAGTAGTTAGACAGGAATGCTTTGATGCGTTGTTCCTTTTGTTTAGTCTTACTCAGTTTGGTGATTTTAGTTTTTACCATAGGAGTTTTTGCCATTTTGATTACATTACTTGTTGCCATAATTATCTTTCAATTAAAATACACTACGAACCATTACACCAACTGCATTGCCAGTTTGACCTGCAACACCGCCGACATTGAATTGTTTTGCAACATTGATACCTGCGTATGTGCTTGTACCAACGCTAACACTATAACCGAGAATCAAATCTGTTTGACGGCGACCGCTTGCAAGATTAACTCGTTCGGTTGTAGAAGTAGGAGTAGCAGAGACATTATCTTCTTCACCGCTGTAAGTATAGCCAGTCACAGCCGTTACATCAGCATAACCTTTACGGATAGACACAGGGCCATGTAAAGCTACAGTAACTTGATCTTGTGTCTTGCCGCTGAAGAAAATATCTTTCTTAGCAAAGCCAACCTTCCAAGTGTCGCTGATTAGCATCGGACTAACTGCCAACATACTGTCTTGCATGTTGTTAGTACGAGTGATACCAAGACCATAACTACCGATAAAATCCACACTTCCAGTAATTGGTGTGCTACCACCAATCATTGCATAAGTTGTAGAACTGTTGCCAGTTGCCAGCAAACCTGTGCCATAGTTGTTCAGGAAACCATTTTGTTCAGTCATTGAACCAACTTGGAAGTTAACTCGACCTTCGCCATACTTTGTATCAACTTGTGCGGCAAAGCCAGTGACACTTTGCATGAAAGTCAACACGGTATCTTTGCTGTAAGGTGTAGCAAATTCTTTATAGCCCATGCTTTGCATAGCAAGGTAAGGGCTAGTGTAAAGACTGTTAGCAGGAGTGCTAGTACCAATTGCACGAGTGAAGTCTGCTGTAAAGTTACGATTCAAACCATCGACAACTTGCACATTTTTCAGCACACTACTAGTAGACAATGCTGTCAGGCTACTTGCCATAGCTGTAGTATTCAAAGCGGTACCACCAACTGCTGGACCCGAAGTCAACACGGCTTTGCTGTACTTAACGTCAGCATAAGGTTGTGTAGCCTTATCAAAGTTCACCATGCCTTTGCCATAGACATTGCTGTCGCCTAGCGAAGTTGCAGTATTCAAAACAACTTGAACCAGTTGAGCAGATTTCAGTTGCGGCCATGCTTGGTGCATCAATGCAATACCGCCACTTACCAATGCGGCGCTAGGACTAGTACCACTTACGCCTCCAACACCGTTTGTACCGCCTGCGGTAATTGCGGCGACTGTTCGAGCTTGGTCTGGCACTGCACCCCAGATAGCACTACCAGGAGCAACAACATAGAAATCTTTAACATAGTATTTGTCTTGGCAAACATTGTTTACAATGTTGGAACAGATGCTACCGGCTTGGTTGCTACTAGGATCCATAACCCAGTTCTTGCTGGCATCTTGTTTGACGTTACCAACAATCAGCACACGACCACCCAGCAACAGATTGCCGTTAGCATCGGTTTGAGTTGCAAAGGCACCAGGGAATTGTGCGTAACCTGTAGCACTGTTTCCTGCACTTGCAACAATCACAGCATTCTTAGATGCATTAGCGAATGCCAACAAATCAGCGGTCTTGTTGCCGTACATAGAACCATAAGTTGCAGGTGCTTTATAAATGCCTGGGGCAATCTGTACAGTTTGTGCCTTGAAGTTTGCGTCATAAGTCGAACCCAGGCTCAAGTTAATGACGTTGGCACCTTTTGCATCTGCCCACGACATTGCGTTCAGTACTGCACTCATGTTAACACCAGTAGTAGTGCCGCCAGAACCAACTTGAGCCAACAACAGTTTAGCATCGGGTGCTACACCTTCTGTACCTGAACCATTTGCAACACCAGCGGCAATACTAGCCATTTGAGTTCCGTGAAGACCCCAAGTTTGGCTAGTGCCTACATAAAAGTTTTTAAATTCCAAGACGTTTGCTTTGAGGTCCGTGTGATTAACTGCAAAGCCGTTATCGATAACTGCAATCACACTACCTTTACCAGTAATGCCACGGGCCCATGCTTGCGGAGCACCAATAGCATACAAGTAAGTATTCTTAGCGTCAGTTTCTTTGTTGATAAAGACTTGGGCTTGCACACTTCCTGCAAATAACCCAACTGCAATAGCAACAGATGTAAGTTTCAGATTCATATAAATCCTTTGTTTCAATACATTAATTATAACACCAAATCCAATTTGTGCCAATTAAAAAAGGACTTACATAATGTAAGTCCTTAGTATTAAGCTTCTGCTCGCTTAAGAATTGTAGTTTCTGCAAGCTTCTTCCAAGTCTTATCAGACATCTTACGCAAGTCTGCAATTTTAAGAACAGTACGCAAGCTCAGTTCACGCAGACGTGCGCGGTTTTCCCAAACAAACTCTACGATCTCGTCACTTGCACCATCTTCGAAATCATAACTGTCAAGCATGCCGTCACGAACAATTTGCTTGATACGCAGGAACTTGTCACGCTGGGTATCCAAAGTCAAGTCCAGATAGTGACAGCGAGATTCCAACGCATCCAAGTGGTCACGCAACTTCTTAGAACGCACATGTTCGAACTTAATGTTCGTGATAAAGATCACACTACCGCGGAATTCAAAACGATCTGGCACACCTTCGCGACGCAACATGCTAGAGTCAGTGTTCCAAGAAATGGTACGCTTCTTGCTAGAGTCCAATGCGGCTTTCAAAATGTTCAACGACAAGTCGTCAAGCAAAATGCTGTCACAGTCGTCAAACACTAGCACATTGCCAGCGTCTGCATATTGGAACAGTTTAGCATACAAACCGATTGCAGACATTGCACCTTTAACAACTTCAAAACGACTCTTGCGTTGAGCCATTTTGTCGAACAAGCTAGCCTGTTCCATGACACGCTCAACACCAAACGACTTACCAACACCAGGAGGGCCGGAAACGATCATTGCACGAACGGCACCGTTAGTAGTACCTTCTGCCATTTGATCTAGAATGTCAAAGCGTTCACGGATACGCTCAATTGCTTCTTCTTCCGTTTCATTATACACTTCGGGTTCTTTGGGTTTAACAATGCTGAACACATTGTCTTCTTTGTTAGCCTTATTACGCTGGCTATCGGTCATGTCTGCTACAGTAGCACCTGTCACACTAATATCCTCCATTGAGCGAACTTTAATACGAACACTTTTGCCTTCGCCTTGACCCAAAGTGCCGTTATCTTCTACAGTAATGTAATTACCTTTGGCACCTTGTTTGAGATCTGCAACAAGGCGGAAGGTAGAGTTAATAACTGGGGAATTACGATACTCACCACGCAGAATAGTTACTTGAGCCATCTGGAAAACTCCTGTTTTGTTACGATTTAATAATTATAACGCAGACAACGATTTGTGTCAATTAAATGACCAACTCGTTGGCGTCAATTAGCACTCGATCAGTGGGTTCTGACCGCCAGCGAAACTGTATGGGCTTGTCCAGGATAACTGTATATTGTACTTTACCACCGTACTTTACGCGGCTGGATTCTACAGTGCCCACGACTTGCTCGCCCAGGTAATTAGCTTTAATTTGCTCACCGTCTTTAATCCAGCCCATTATTGACTCCTGTTTTGTTACGCTATGTATGTATTATATAACCAAAACCAATTTGTGTCAATTAAGAGAAGAATACAGTGGCTTCTGCTTCAAAAACCTTAAAAGCTTCCAGTGTTTTTTGTGTCTGGGCTAAGGGGCTCTTTTTAACAAACTGAAGGAACTCCAAAAAGCCCATACCCAAAAATTCTGCGTCTTTTTGCAAAACCGAAATAGCTGTAGTAAGTTTCATTTCGAACCCTTTTTGTTAACTGATAGTGTATTATATCACCAAAACCAATTTGTGTCAATTAACCTAAAGTAGTGTCTTCCATGCCTGCTACGCGGAGTTTCGTAATATTGTTGATTTGGAATTGCTTACTGTCAATGGCTTTCATCAGTCCAAGATACTTGTTCCTGACCATAGCAAACTCATTGATTAACAATTGCCATTGTATAACATCTGCATCACCGTCCACATACTTTTCAGCATCACGACTACTCAATGCTCTGTTGTAGTTTTCAATAAACTTTTTGAAAACTTCACTTCGTTTTTTTCGTAAGTGAATATGAAGCCATTCTAGAATGGCTTCAATTTCTTGTAGTTGGTTGAAACGATGTTCAACAATGCCAGGCATTAGCCTACTATTGCTTTCTAAATTGCCTTTGATACTTGTTTCGAGTCTCGCAGAGTTCAATTCAGATTCAAAGTGGGCTATTGCACTTGGCAAATGACTGATATCATCGGTTACTAGTCTGTACCAATCACTCATTCGTCGTCGTAATCAGAATCGTAGTTATCTTCTTCGTAATCGTCGTCTTCTTCGTAATCGCTTGTACCATATATATCGGCAATTACTGTATCTAGAATAGCATCGTTACCAAGAAGTTCTTCGCTAACACTATCCATATCGTAATGATTTTCTAGGCTACGAAGTAATGCGCTGGCTGCGTCATAACGCTCTTTCTTATCGATATAGCTTTTAACGCTAGCCCATACATCAACGATTAAATTTACTTCATCTTCATGCAACATCTGTCGGTTCCTCATTAGGTGATTCAGCTTTATTTACTTCGGCTGTCATATCTCTAATCATGATGTCCGCCATTGCTTTGTCTAACAAATCGCTAGTCCAGCCTTTACGCATTGCTTTGATAATCTCTCCGTCTTTTGTAATATACGAATAGCTATTACCTTCGCGCTTGAGCAACCCGCGTTCTTCCAACATGTCAAACAAACCACTATAAGGACTCATGCCTGTAGAGTACGGAATCTGTACATGCACAGTTTCAAATGGCTTTGCGTAACGAGTTTTCATAATCTTACAACTTGCACGAATACCGTTAACAGTAGTAGTTTTGTTGCCATCTTCATCTAACTTCAACTTCAACTTACGCATAGCAACAACAATAGAGCTTGCATAAATGAAACCTTGTCCACCACTGATTTTGTCATCAGGGTCAAACATGTCTTGTGAAGCATAGGTGTGGTTAGTTGCAACTAAACCAATGTTCAGATTACCAAACATATTTACACAGTTACGAACTAAGGCAGTTAATGCTTTGGGTTTACGACCCATATCGCCTTTTAAGTCGCCTGCTTCAAACTGATTAACGTCAGTTGGAGTTAACAACATACCAAGACTGTCAACTACAAATAATACCTTTGGACGTTCATCTTCTGGCATTGCTTTGTAATCTGTGACAAATTGTGTAATTGTTTTGGCTACATCATCGATCATAGCCATGTTAAGTTTAAGTAGTTTATCTTCGCCAGTATCTACGCCAAGTGCATGAAGCCATGCTTCATCTAATGCGTTTTCACTATCAATAAGAACAACATAGATGCCTTGTTCTTGTGCGTGACGAATTAAGTTACCTGAACAGATGTAAGACTTGCCTGCGCCGGATTCTCCAGCAAACACAGTAACCTTACCCATCGGGACACCTTTAAAGAAGTCTCCGCTGATAAGATAGTTCAGTGTATAGTTACCTGTACTGATCCAGTCTGTTGGATCATTAAAACCAATACTAAGTCCATCAATGCTCTTAGTAATAGATTTTCTAAATTTGGAAACATCAAATGGTTTAGTCATGTTATTCTCTTTCCATTTCGCTAGCTTCTTTGATAAGCTCTGTTAGTTCTTCAATAGAACCAACTGTAATTTTGGCGTTCTTCCAATCGTCATTGCTATCACGACCACCAATCTCTAGCATGAAACCGTTGTCATACATATTGATTGTATATGAGTCGTTTACTTTAGCCAGCTTGTCGCTGATCTTCTTTACTGTTGTTTTCTTTGTTGCCATTTTCTTCTTCCTTTTGTTCTTGATCGTATACCTTAATCATTCTAACCAATGGATCCATTCTCTTTTGGAAATAGTCAGGTATTACTTCTGCCACTACATCCATCTCCCAATTATTAGGATAGTGTCTTAAACAATGTATTGCATGTAGTCGCAACTCTTTAGGTATACGCTTCCATCTGCCACTTGGGTTTGCTATTTCTAGCAACAATTCCCTTGCGGCAGCTACAGCTCGATATCGTTCGTCTGGTAATGTCATTGGATACTCTCTGCTTTTAGCTAATAAACGCTTTTTGAGCATTGATTAAACAAGGGCCGAAGCCCTTGTCATTACTTTTGTTGACGGTTACGAATCATAGCAAGAATGTCGTTAACATTCTTCTTTGCTTCTGGAGCACTACCACCATCAGTATCAAATGGAGGTTCATCGTCTTCGTCGTCTTGAACAACTGTAGGTGCTGGTTTAGCAACTGCTACAGGTGCTGCCGCTGGACGCGGAGTAGGAGTAGTAGACTCAGAAGTAGTACTTACTAAGCCGTCTAGGTTAACGCCGCCTGGACGGAAATGTTGACCCCAACGAGCAGGATCATACAACTCGCCATCGACACTTGCCTTGAACATGTCATAGATCATGTCAACTTCTTCTTTAGTTGGCTTCTTGGGCATGAAGTCGTTTAGGTTGTAAAGACCATACTTAGCAATAGCTTCTAGCTCTTGTTCATTCAAGCCACGCTCTTTACGAGCAAAACTAGAAGTAGAGTAGTCAGCATATTGACCTTTGGTTGTCTTTGTTAGACGGAAGTCAGTACCGTTCTCATAATCTGTGAACAGGCTTTCCATATCCGGATCCATCAATGCGCCTTTAACAATGTTAAAGATGCTAGGGTTGATAATCAATCGACGGATTGGGTTTTCAGGAAGGTTTTCTTCGCTTAGGCTGCTACTAACAACGAAGCCTTGGAAGATATAAGATTTCTTTTTCCAGTACTTGCGACCCAAATCTTCAAGACTCTTATCCTTGAACCAAGGACGAATCTCTGCGTGGATTGGGCAAGTTTCTTTCCACATTTCCATGCAAGGAACTTTTACAGTAACTCGCTTACTTTCGTCGCCACCTTTGACGCCAGCGAATTCCAAATTAATCATTTGACGTTCGCGCCATGGGAAAGTGTTAGTGTCGTCGACGTCCGGTAAGAAGCGAAGAACTGCTGTACTGTTTTCTGGGATGTTCCAGAACGGGAAGATTGCGTTATCTGCTGTTCTGTTTGTGTTGCCGCTTGCACGGTTTTCTTGCTCTAATAGACGAGCGCGGATTTCTGCTAATGATGCCATAATATTTTTCCTTAATAAATGCCAGGGTTTACCTAGTTTGTGCCTGGATCATGAAACACCTGTCTCATGAACGAATTGTAGCAAATTAATACTTGCTACGTCAAGAGCAATTTTTCCTATTGGTTAAATTGCTCTCGAATTTATTTAGTCTTTATTTCAAAACTTGTTCTACAGAATACTTTCTCAAAGCACTTTCGAACATTGCACCGATTTCAAAACGGCTATCTCTTGCCGTTTCTCCAACTATGCTCTTGCCAATAATGCTACGAGTTAAGTTTTCAACTGTCATCGGATCTAAGTATCCTAATTGTACAGCTTCTGCAACTTTAGTCAAGCCTGATTTGATAGACTCGTCTTCCAATACTGGAAGAACTAAATTGATAAGTTCGGTTGTGTTTACTGTTGGGCTTTCGTAAACTACCATACTTGTAAATTCTAAATCTGGAATAGCACTAACTGTAATTTGAGTTGATTCTTCTACTTGTTGTTTTAGTGTGTCAAATGCCCGAGCTGCTTCCATTTTTGCCTGATATGATTTTACATAGCCATTTAGTTTTGGTAATAGTGCGCCAATGCTTTCATCAAATACATTCTTAGTTAGTTTTTCTTGTAGTGCTTCCAGATTATCTTCGTCAGCTTCATGAACATCTTTCATCAAGCTTTCTGTATTGTAACGACCTACTAGTTCTTTAATCTCAGCTAGACGTTGAGTAACTGCGTACTGAACATCGCCGGCTTGTTCTTGTAAGCCTTGACTCTTAATGTAACGAGCAACTTGCATTAGTTGATTGCGTTCTTCACTAAGAGAAATAATTTTTTGTCCGATTTCGTCGTAAGGTGTACCGCCTTCGGCAACATGGCGTGTCATTGTACGAGCAGCCGCTAAGTGAATATGCGGATACTTGAAACGCTCACCCATGCTGTTTTCAACAAATAGAGCGTGGATGTTACGGCTTCTGCTGCCGCGAATTTCTTCGTTAACAGGCTTGCTGTGACGAATGATTAACTTTGCGCCATCAGTTTGTTGATAGCTTGTTTTCATAGAGCCTGTTGTTGGGCTTAAACTTTCTTGCATTTTTACCATATTATGTACATCCTTAGGTTCGATGTCCTTGCCTGTATAAGGGCGGAGGTCAACATCGATGATGAATTTTTTAGCAATACCATTACGAATAGTAGCTTCTAATTTTTTTAATTTTTCTTTGTCCGTAGTTTGCCCAAACTTAATTTGAATAACATTGTTATCTTCATCTAGGAAAACTGTAAATTTGTCATCGGTGCTGTAAAAATATCTTGCCTTTTTAGCATTAAGCGTATCTTTACCATCCTTTTCGTTCATAGTGATACTATAACCAAAGCCTTTTAGCTGGTCAAAAAGTCTGTCTGCAACTGAATTAAAATCTACGGCCATGTATGTATTTACCTATTTTGATTAAATTATGCCGATTGGCATCGGGCGAATAAAATCGTCACTGTGACGTTCAACTAACCTGCTATAAGTGGCTTCGTCATATTTCATTAAGTGTTCAACTAGTCTAACTGCAAGAATAGTACCCATTACTAAGTCATCCGTTTCGCCTTCTTTGGCTGCAAAACTTGCCCCATGGGCAACAAACGTCTTTAGTTCTTGCAACAAGTTCTTACTCTTAATCGACATCTTACCGCTTTCTACATAGTATTTAAGCTTTGTACATGCGGCTAGTTTACTTTTATTTGTTGTGTTAAAGCCACGACGTTTTGCGCCAGGCTCGCTGATAAAGTAACCGGGAATTCTATCTTCGCCATATTCTGCAATAGCAACAAGTGCCGCTTCGCCTAGTGTATTGTTTTCTACACTCCAATAAATTTGGTCGTTTGGCACACCAGCATCTCTCAAATGTTCTAGGATAGTAATTAATGTTCTTAACTGTCCGCGAACATCTGTTTTATTATGTTGCCATTCCGCCACTTGAACTAAGTCAGGCAATCTAAAAATCTCAATAGCGGCTGGGTCACTGCCAGTACCTAAACTAGGATCCCATGCAACAACATAGTTATTGTCTGTTAGTATTCGTTCATATATTCGCAATTGTCCTATCTTATTAATGGGATCAATCGCTGACATATTAGTTAAGACCATGCTACTAACTAATGTTTCATCTGCTGTAATAAAGATACATTCGTGTTCACGAAGGAATCGTTCTTCACCGATTTTGCTTTTTTCGTGCTCGCCCCAGGCTGCGTCCCTGTCAGGATGATCGCTCCAAATATATTTGATACTTGCAAAGCCGTTTTTACCTACCGCTGTTGGGTTGCCATATGCATCAAATTTCTTTTCTGCTTCATTCCAGATCTGCGCGAACTGGTCATTGTCTTGGTTAGGCGTACTTGTAATAATACACTTACCGCCAGTAGACAATGTTGGACTCAACGCTGTCCAGAATTCTTTAGCTATACGGGGTGGAACGAATGCAAACTCGTCTAGGTAAACTAATGTTAAAGACATACCACGACCAGTGTTTTCTGTTGTTGTGGCGCTTACAATACGACTTCCGTTATCAAAGTCAATGCTACCTTTGTTATAACTTGTTGCGCCTGCTTTGATCCACTCTGGCAAACTCTCATACATAAAGCGGATACGCTGCATAATTTCCTGAGAGCCCGTATACTTGTGAGCGGCAATAAGGATCGCACTATCAGGAACAAACATAGCATACCATAGCAAATAACCAGCGGCGCATGTTGACTTGCCCATCTGTCGTCCTAGCATGTTAATGCTATACTTGTTATTATGGTAGCAATTAATTAAATCTATCTGATAGTCATACAGTTCAAATTTTACCCTACCTTTAGTAGGGTGTTGGATGTACATATAGTTACGGATAAAGTATATAGGGTCAGTAGCGGATTTTACAATCTCCGCTATCTGACTGTCAGTATAATTTTCCTTTTTGTACGGCTGTTTAACTAGTACCGGTTGTCCGCTCATTTGCCTGCTTTAAATGATTTGTACTCGTTCATCATGGCTGCTTCGGATAATGGGTTATCGCCAGAACCAAAAGGCTTTTTAGATGCGCTGTTAGTTGCGCCTGCGCCTGTTCCTTTCATACCCCAATCGCGAATGTCACCGAACGTCTTAGGATCTTTTTCGTTAGTAGCAGACGGAGTGTTGCCCCATGCTTCATCTACTTCCTTCTCTTCGCCTTGTTCTTTACTATTGTCATCACTTTGCTCGCTATCTTGACTAGGAGCTTTTGGTTTAACTTCTGCTTTACCTTGAATACCAGCCATCTTCATGACATGAATAATTTCGTCAGGAACATCTGTGGTCATAGATAAATTGTTTTCACCATTAGTAATGCTCAATGTGTACATTGCTTTTTCTGGTTGTGCTTCAACTTGCTGAGCCATTTCTGGTTCTTGTCCTGGCTGCTCAGGTTGAATTTCAATTTGTGGCATAGATGCTAGTTGATTTTCTTCGCCGCCCGTAACGTCTGTAACAGTTAATGGACTTAATTCCATTTCGCCGCACTCATCTATCTTTTCTGCTTCGCATTCACCTTCGTGAACTTTACCGCACTCAGGGCAAGCATCGTCGCCTTCTTGAATAGCCTGTAAGCCGCGCAAGACATTGGCGATGTCTTCATTTGCTTTAGACTTTTTAATAGCATTATCTACGGACCCAGCATGTTCCTCTTCTGGGCTTTCGACTTTGCCATCGTGATCGTAATCTTTATCTGCCTTTTCTTTAGCCTCGGTAACACCGCCAATTGCGATGCTTTGTAGTTTACTTAATAGTCTTACTAAATCCATGATTATTTCCTTTTAGATACGGGACTCTTTGTATTAGTCCCTGTACTGTCACCAATCTCAGGTTCTGAAGCTGGAACATCAGGATCCTTAATCTTTGGTGCTTTAGTTTCTTTTTTGCGGTCGTCGCTTAATTTTTTAAGTTCTTTTAAGAACTTGCTGTTGTACTTGTCGCCAAATAAATCAGTAGCCTTCTGTTCAGGAGCTTCATCTTTACTGTAATCAGTACCTAACTTTGCTTCTAATTTTTCTGGTTTGTTTTTGAACTTTTCGCCTTCTTCGTCATGTTCGGCTTCTTGTTCGCGTGGCTCCAAAGCGTTACGAACAACAACATGACCTTCTGGTAAGTTTAATAGTTTTGCTAATTCTTGTTTAAGCATCTCTGTGCTTACTGGCAAACAAGCTGTAAAGTCAATAATATAAATTTCCGCCATATCAATGTTAGGGAAATCTAATGGACGAGATTGTAAGATAGTTTTTGTAGGTCTGCTTACTTTTTCGGCGTCATACTTTTCTAAGTGACGCTCTACTTTGTCCATATCGTCATCGCTTAGTTCATGACAGAACTTAATGCGAATATCATGCTTTTGTTGAATGCTTTCAATGTATTCTAAAAGAGTTTTCATTCTAAATCTCCGGATACATTATTTATCCATTCAAAGGCGTTTCTTCGCCCAAACTATCCAGGGGTTATTTCTTTAAGTTTTGATTAATAAGATTAAGGATAGCGTTCCTATCTGTGTTAAGTTCAGATGGCTTATCTTGCTCTTCATCTTTACCCAAATCTTTTTGTAGTCTTGCTAAACGCAACTGAAGTTCGACCATTTTTAACTTCTTGTCTAGCTTTGTTGTTTTTGCTGTAATAGCGTTACCCATCATCGTACTTGCTACTTCAAATATCTTACCAGCATTACGGTCGTCGACATTGAAGCCCAAGTCCATTAGTTTGGAATAGCTTTCCATAGCTTGTTTAGCGTATTCATCTAAGTCTCTATCTTCTGTTTCTAATCCGCGGACTTGTGGCAGAGCTTCGTCGATTTTACTTGCTACACTTAGTTGATCTTTAATTAGTGTTAAATTATCAGGCATAGGCATAATCGTAGTTGTTGGTAGCGGTTGCTGATCTTCACTTATACTTTCGCTACGATCAGGTTCTACTGGATCTACATTAAAAAAATCTTCAAGGTTCTTTGTCATTTACGGACTCTCTTTTGTTTTGGCTTATTTCTAGGTTGCCAGTTATTGTATATATCTTCTTCCGTTAATATTCTGAACTTCAATCCATGCTTTTGACACCATATTTTACAAGCTTCCCATTTAGCCATATTCAGAACAACTGCGGCTTTTTCTTGCTGTGTTCTTGCTAGTTCTAGTACCGCTTGATTTCTAGGCTTAACTTCAATGACTTCGCTAATCTTATTACCATTTTTATCTTGATATGTTATTAAGAAGTCAGGAACATAAAATGTATCTTTACCTGTAAACGGATTGCGATATGGAATACGAATGCACTCACTCGCCCATCCAATAACTGCTGGATGAGTATCGCAGAAACGCATAACTGTTAATTCCCAGCCGCTACGATATTTAGGTTGATTTCCGCCTATATATCGTTGCGGGTTTAATGGTGTAAAGAAACCTTGTGTATAATTGTTGGCCATGTTATTTTAATAGTTTGGCTCTGGTAAGACAAAGGAAGTTTCTTTTAAATTAATAAATCCTATTTGACTACTGTTTGTTCTCGAAGAATTTAATTTTTTGTATACTTCGCTGTCAAACTTAATGCCTGACTTTTTAATCTGCTTTAACAAATCATTTACAGATGCAACACTTAATAAATCCTTAGCCATTACATCAGCAACAGATGCATTAATACCTGCGTTAAGTAATGCGGCGTAGATTATATTATACTTGTTAACCTCTAACACCATCTTAATTTGCGCCTTCTGTTTCGTATGTTATACTCTCGTACCTTAAACTTACTTGCCAAGTAACTGCCTCACTGGCGCCGTAATCTAATGTATCATGTTGTACATCAATAACTTTCGGTCTCCATAGTGTAACTATGCTTTTGTTTTGTAATGAAGAATCATCCACTTGACCAAGTTGACCACTAGTTCCATAAAATCTAGTGATAACAATTTTGTCTATAGGACAGTCTTTTGAAGTCTCTAAACTTTTCATACCAAAGCTATCAAACCCTGTTCTTAAACTTTTTGTGGTTTTTTGAAAGCTTCCGCTTATAATATTCATGTAACTTGAAATAAAGTTTTGAAACCTATTATCGATAGTATCAGTAAATGATACCGTAAGAGGTTCAAAGTTAATTCGTGTTTGTACAGGTTGGCGAACATTCCATGCGTTTAGCACTTCTGTTTCAATACTGTACTTTGGAAGTTCGATTGTCTTTACAGTGTCAAATATTAATCGTGCAGGATTTTGTAGTTGTCCTGTATATTGACTACTGAAAAATTCCACTTTAAAATGATACTTAGTACGGGCTGCTTTGAGCCCGCCTAAGTTATACCATTTCATAGCGTCTGTTAATGCCGCCATGATTTAGTCCTTATAGTGCCTGGTTACCTGCCCCGATAGGTAATACGCCAGATGTTAAGCCGCCTGATTCAGTTGCGGAGTTAATTTGTTCTCCGTGAATATCAGCTGCATCATAGCGGATTTGTAATGTAATTGTCATTACATCACTTGTAGCATAGTTGTTTTCACCATAGTTAGCATTCTGGATGAAACATCCGTTCAAGCTCCATGATTCTAAAACTACGCCTGGTTGACTACCATCTAGTTGTTCGATTACTAAACCAAATTTGTAATCGCGTCCTGCTGCCGGGGCACTTTGCAAGCCATGATTCAATTGCTTTTGTAATTGGCTTGCAACATGTTTAGTAACTGTACCGTTGATGTCATCTCTTAGTGTTAAAGTTACTGGTTCCCAAGTATGCTTACCAGCAAGATATGCTCTGCTGTTATAAGCATCTAGTGTAATTTCGTCGTGTGTTAAACCTGGTCGTGTTACGCTTACAACATTCTGTGTCAATGCGACTGTTGTACCGTTGTCTCGGCCGAATCCATATGCGACTACTCTGAATCTATATTGGAGTTTAGGCATGACCATTGAGTTGGTGCCTGTTGTTGGAACTCCGAATTGTGTTAAATCTGCCATGTCTTAGTCTCCTTGGGCCTATGTGTATTTATCAATTAGATAACTCGCCTGTGTTGACGACTCTGATCGGTATATAGATAAATTCAGCGGCCTTTGTAGGTTCAATAGCAACATCAATCCATAATTCATTTTTGTCAATCTTGGCATTTGTGTTGTTTGTTTCATCACAAACAACTACGAAGTCATAAAGAGCTCTCTTAGACATTAAATCACTTAAGAAGCCATCAAAGACTTGCTTGACGTTTGCACGGGTAATTTGATCGTTAGGTTCGAAGATGAACGGACGAGCTAACGGATCAAAGCGTTCGCGCAAGTATGCAACTAGACGAGCAACATTAACGCGGTCTAATGCGCTAGAGAAGCTCTGCATTGTGCGTTGACCGAAGACAAATAAACCTTGTCCTGGGAAACGGGCGATTGGGTTAATACCAACGCGGTTACCGTCACCGTACAATGTGTCGCGTTGACCATTTGTTAACGCTACAGGAACAAACTCGCCTTCACTGCTAATGTAACCTACATTAGTTGCGTTTGTAACAACACCACGTGTTAGACCGGCAGGTGCAAACCAAGGATAAGCAACTTGGTCGTTATAAGCAATTGTACGAAGAACCATATAGCTTGGAGGAACAACAACATCGTTACCGCTTAGGTCACTTGCATAACCACTTGGGTAGTATGCTGCCGCCTGACGAGTTGCAGTGATAACACCGTCTTCACCGTTTGCCGCTGCCTTGTTACCTACCATCCAATCAATTAAGTCTTGACTCTTAGGAGCAAGTCTGAACGGAGTATCAACGATAATGAAGCCAGTTTCTTTACGATCTGTGTTTAATGCTACCATTTCGTCTAATAACTCTGGATAAGCAGGAGCTGCTAATAATGTGAAGTAACTCATTTCTTCACGAGCTTGGGTATTTTCGTTAACTACTTTTTGCATAGCTCTAACAACTGCTTGACGTTGTGCTTTACGCATCATGAATGGACTTCCGTCAACTTTGTTACCGCTATATGTTACCCAATAACCATCTGCTTCGCTGTATTGCTTTACATTACCTGTAGAAACAATTGCGTTCCAGCACATAATACCGTCTGGGAACATTAATGGATCGGGACCGTCTGTTACAACTGTCGCTGCGCCTGCATTTGTATCATCTGCTGGACGTGGTGTTAAGTCAGCAAATACAACTCCATTAGGTGTTGTTTGGTCTGCTGTATCTCGCTTAACCCATGCACTGCCATCAAATTCATAAATGCCAGGATAGTTTTCTAAATCGCTAGCATCAACCCATACATCGCCAGCAATAGGACCACTTGGAGCAACACTATCGATAGTAATATCGTTAGTTATAGGTCTCCAGCCGCCTGCTGTCTTTTTGTACAAGTCAACGTCTAAGGCTGCATTGTACCATAAAGTACCGTCAACTGGGGCACCAGTTACAGCCGTTGCACTTGGCTCTTCGCCTAACGCTAACCATTCAGTGCCATCAAATTCTAATAGCTCGATGTTTGCATTGCCTGCGGCCAATTTAGCATAAATTTTACCAGTAGCTAATGCAGAACCGTAGCCTGCTGTAGCTGCCGCATCGTTTGCATATACAGAAACATTCTGTATAACCCATGGGCTTAAACCTGGTAAGTTAGCCGCAATATATTTCTTAACAACAAGTTTCAAACCGCTGTTAGGTGTTGTTGTTTTGATCCATACATCGCCTGCCGCTGTTGCGGTTGGAATGTTATAGTGAGCTTGAGCAAAAACTGTTTTACCTAAACTTGTATTACTTACTGCAACCCACCCACCAGATACCTTTTTATAGTACTGATAAGCAGAAACTGCCGAAGTAACAACAACTGCATAGTCACCGTCTGCGCCGAATGTTGCATCAGGAACAATACCGTCTTCGTTTACTGTATTTGCATAGTCAGTGATTAATGTAACTGCCTTAGCTACCCAATTGCCAGTGCCTGTTGCACTAGCTTCAAATAAACCAAAACTGCTGTTACCTAAATCAAACCATGCTGTACCGTTGGCAGGAGCACCTGCTGGTTCATTAACAGATGGCTCTAATTGAGCTAAGTCAATGTCTGCACGAAGAACATAAGCACGGTTAGCAATACCTAAATAGCTGTATGCTGTTAATAAACCGTATTCGTTTGTTTCTGCGCCGTGTACCGGTGTGCCGTCAATTACTTTGAAGTAAGGACGACCAAATTGCTCAACTAATTCGCGTTGGCTAGATAATAATGTTAGTTTGCCTGCATTCGCGGCGATTGTGCCGGATGCATATCCTGTGGCACTGACATTAAGCTTGTTACTTTGAGTTGCTAAAATAATCAAAGGAACTGTGCCTTGACCAGATGAGCCGTATTGGCTTTGATCGTCAAGACTAATGCTAACGCCAGGTGATGAAATGATTGCCATAGAGTTTCTCCCAATTCTTAAGTATATTTATAAGAATTGGAAGAAAACCTGCTATTTAGCGGAAATCAGATTTTTGCTGGTTCGAGATGCACCAAGTCTTGCACTTGGTCGAACAGTGATTCTAGAGATCCATTGTTA